TATAAGAATGTCTTACCTTCGTTCTCAGGATTTGCTGGATCTTTTACGACATAGATGTTGCTGATGTAAGTTAGCTTACGCTTTTGCTTACGAGCAGTATCTTTACCAGAGTCGGTTCCATTGTTCCAGAGTTGTGAGTTGAACTCAGATACTGGATCTTTCTGCCCTAATGTAGTTAGAGAGTTCTCGATATACCATCCACCAGGACCTTGAAAGGCGTGGGAGTATAATTTTACAAATGGTAGATCTTCACCATCAGGAGCAGGAAGGAAACGAATAACGGCATAACCGTTACCACCTTTATCTACTTCTAATTTCCATAGACGGTCATCACCTTGACCACCTGTATTATTCATCTTTTCGACTTCCTTCACAAGTTTTTGTGTAAGAGAGCCCAGTTTTGATTGCTTTTTAAGTTTAGCAAACGACATTTAGATTCCTCGGATTAATTCGGATTTGTTTGATTGGTTTTATTATAACAAAGTTACTCTTAATAGTCAATCTTTTCTTTAAGAGATTCAATAGTTTGAGTCATACCAGTAAATAGAACTTGAATATCAGTTCCTTTGGGAAATCCCAATAATTGAACTGATTTTTCTAATTCACCTTTCATTCTCTTAGCATTAGGATCTTCAGACAAGGCTAACCTTGTATACATAACCCTCTGCTTATCTAATAATTCACTTAGATCATCAATATGATCCAATTGTTCTTCACGGTCCATACTATCAAAAGAAAAAGCATTTTTATAAACCCTCTCTTGAAGACGATTTATATCAGTTAACTCTTCTCTAATAATTTCAGATTGAAAAAAATCACTCATTGAGTATGTCCCTTAGTATTTTTTTAAATTGGAATACATTTATATTTAGGAAAGGTAGATACTTTTTTAATTTCATACTTACGGTTTCCCACACTGGATCTTTTAGTTTTTTATCAAACTTACCTTTGAAAGAAAAAACTTTTTCCAGTATTGATAGTGTTTCTAGTGAGATCTCTCCACCTAGATATTTTTTTAGAATGATTGGATGACCCTTGGAGCAGTTGAATACTTTCTCTAAGTCGTTCTCTGAGAGTAATGTGCTTGATTGTTCCGTAAACATATACGTCAAACTCTGTTGCCTCATTTTCCAATCTGCGTATGTTCTTTCTCCAGAATTGATAATTTCTCCAATCCATAAATTTTGGGGGTTAGTAGCGTTTACGAAATTTGATAAAAGAAAATCTATTACTTCTTGGTCAGAATACTTTCTAGAAGTTTTCTCAAACCAATACTTATCTTTCCTTTTATTGAATGATGTCATTGTAGCACGGGATTTACCACCGTACTTAATAAAGTCATACTTAGGATTAGTAAAATGACTTTTCATTGATAAGTATGTTCGATAAGTCTCAAACGGTGTCACTTTCATTAAATCTAGAAGATACATCATAATCATGATAGAAATATTGTCTACCATATCTCGGAACATCAGTTTTCCAACCACTATAGTCAATAAATCCACTTTGACTTGAGGTTGGAAACTTATCAACCCACTCTTCATCACCGTCCCATTGCCAAGAAGAACAAGAGTCTACAGTAAGAATAGGGAATGTATAAGTAGCATTTAACCTCAAAACACTATTATGCCAATCCCAATAAACATTATACATTAACTCTTCAATATTCATTTTTCTACCATTTGTTGAATGAAATATAAGTTGTATTTCTGGTCTATATTCTAGCAGATAATTCATCATAGGGATAATTGAAGTTTGTTCTCTATTATGAGAACCCCACATATCATTACATACCATTCCCATAGAATGAACCTCTGGTATTAAAGGAACAGAAACTATCTGTTCTTTAGTAGGATCTCTTGCCAAAACACCTTCAGAATCCAAAGTTAAAGTCTTATTTGTACGACCAAGTAATTTACCATCTTTACTATAATGTCTAAGTTGATTCCTAAAAACTAATCCAATAGGTTCTACATCTTGAAATCCAGTTCCTAAATGCAAACCAACTCCTAATTTCTTTTGATGTTCCTCTACCTCTATTAAAGCATCATTTAATTCTGATATCTTATTTTGCCAACGAGTCTCGTATCCAGATAAAGATCCTTCAGGAGTCAATAAAAAATCAACATCATTTTCTTTTGCCCAATCAAGTGCCTTTAATATTTCCTTTTTATTAATCTGTATATTTTTACCGCAAGGAATCTGAGCACCTGCTAATCTAATCGTCGTCATCATTTTCCTCAGTTTCAAATTCTGTAATGGCATCAATAGGCACTTCTGCCTCACCTACTCTATACCAGTGAACCATTTCACCAGATTTCCAACTTTTTCGTTCCCCAAGATATTCAAGGTCAGGCATATTATAGTCACGCAAAATCGCTTGTAAACGATGATGCAACAAATCTAATTCAGAAATTTCCATATTAATGATGAATAACAGCTATACCATCTGCAAATAATTTCTTCCCATCTCTATCTGTAACCAAGAGATCAAAAGGTTTATCAGTATCTTTAAGGAATCTTGCAAATTTAAATTTTGTACTTTGTGCAACATCTAAATCGTAATAAAAATATTGTCTTCCATATCTTGGTACACTAGTTTTCCAACCAGTAAAATCAAGAAGACCACTTTCACTAGAAGTTGGATACATATCAAGAGTATCTTCATTCCCATCCCAATCCCACTTAACAGGAGAATCTACTGTTAATATTGGTGCTAAAGTTTTATAAGCAGTCATACGCAAAAATCCATCTGCCCAAGCATTAAATGGTGCAAATTGAGTATCATCCTCTAAAAAATTCCTACCATTTGTAGCATGAAATATTAAATCCATAGGATACGATCTCATCTTAGAATCATCTCTAAGAGTATGAGGTCTTTCTCCCCACCCCCACATATCATTACATATCATACCTGCAGCACGACCTATACCACTTCCATCAGTGAATAATGGTATATCACTAATACCATCCTTAATATTATCTCTACCAATACATTGCTCAGACTGTAAGACCCAAGTTTTATTTGTAACACCTAGAAAATAACCTTCTGGAGAATAATGTCTAATTTGGTTTCGATGAATCTTACCAGAAGATTCTGGTTCTTCAAATAAAGTTCCAACATGAAGACCAACACCACATTTTTTCTGATATTCTTCTATTTCCTTTAAATTAGCATTAATTTCATCTAATCTAGTATACCATTTATTACAATATCCAGAAATAATTCCTTCTGGTGTTAGAAGATGATCTACCTCATTTTCTTTTGCCCAATCAATTGCTTTAAATACTTCCTTTTTATTAAATTCAAGATCCGTTGAAACTGGTATTTGTGCTCCAGCAATCCTAACCATTTTCGGTTTAAAATCATCTGCTGGTGGAAGATGACCAATTAAATTTTGAACTGCATTATAATTGTACTCTTTTTCTCTTTCGTAAGCGTCCATCATAAATCCCCAAAACAAATTGCATCTCTCCAAGTATCATCCCTAACAACTAAACCTCTTGTACCCTCTACATTATCTTTAATAGTAAATCCTTGACGAGTAAATTTAATATTAAAAGATAAACTCAATCTTTCATCATCAGTATTATTAGGATAAGTCCCATGAGACAGATATCCTGGCCACATTAAAAGTAATCCTTGCTCAAGTGGTGCAATATTTCGATTGACTACACAATTCATTATTAAATTACTAACCAATGTTTCATTAGGATCTTTAAAAAATAAATTTCCATCATTACCATTTGTTTGTAAATAAAATACTCCAGATATGTCAGTAGCTCCATGATTATGTTCTATAGCAAATGAACCATTACAGGTTTTAGTCAACCAAGATGCGTCAATAATATACTCTAAAGGGTACGAATATCCCAAATTAGATACATAATCCTTTATAGAAGTTTTTAAAAATTCTAAAAACGCATCACATTTATATTTTTTTATAACATTACTTTCAAAAGGATTTGGTGTTAACTGATGAGATGCTTTTTCGGGAAATTCATCTGGTCGTTCATAGACAGTTTTCTCATGAACACTCATCAACTCTTCCCGTATTATATTGTATTCATCCTCAGTTTTAGGTTTAACATAATAAAGTGGAGTTGAAAATGCTTGACGTATAGGCATAATATTATATTGGTAGTTTCGCCCTCGAAGTTGCTTTCATAAAATTAAGTTGAGTAGCATCCCACTTTAACTTTTCTTTTAATGGTTTTGAAATTAGTTTAGATACTGATTCTACCTCAATATTATTAGTATCACAATACTGAACTATTGCATCAATATAATTGATGCCTTCTTCTAAAACAATTTTTTCTATCTCCATAGAAAATTTAACTGGAGTTAGAAACTTACTCTCTATTGCCTTTTCTAATTCTTTATTCGGTTCCATAGAGCTCCAGTTTATCTTTAACAAATTTGTCAATGTATTGGGTG